ACATGGTGGAAATATTGCGTTTTTTTCTTCGCGATTTGACAGCTAGCTTTGAGGTATGGAAGAATTGACCCCACGCCAAACCGTAGCATATGCTAGGATTAAGGAGGCACTGCGCTCTGCAAGGCACATCGGAGCGCTTGACGAGGACTTGCTAAAAATGGCAGCATGCTTGTCTGTCGAGGTCCGCGATTTACAGGAAATCATTGACCAGAAAGGCTACACGTATGAGACCACCAACCGCGCAGGCGACACGATGACGAAGCACAGGCCTGAGCATCAGATGTTGGTGGAATCCCGATCTAAGTACCTCGTGGTTTTGAAGGAACTGGGTATGACGCCTGCAGCTCGCAAGCGCATCGAGGTGGACGTGGAGATGGACGACGAGCTGGAGCAATTGCTGACGTTCAAGAATGCTTGAAGGCGAAGGCCACCAGTACGCGGTCGATGTGGTGCACGGCGACCTGCCTGCGAGCAAGTACACGCGGCGTGCCTGCGAGCGCTACCTCACCGACCTCGACACCGCCGAGGAGCGCGGCCTAGAGTTCAGGCCACAGGTAGCGCAGGCATACATCACTTTCTTTCAGCGAGCCATCAGGCACACGGTCGGTGAATGGGACGGCAAGCCGTTCGACCCACTTCCGTGGCAGAAGTTTATCTTGTGGAATCTTTACGGCTGGTTTCGAGAGGACGGCACAAGACGCTTCAATTATGCTTATATCACGGTTGCTCGCAAAAATGGTAAGACCACTCTTATGGCGGGCGCTGCGCTCGCTGCTCTATTCTTTGATCAGGAGAAAGCTGCTGAAGTTTACTTTGCAGCAACTAAGAAGGACCAAGCTAAAATTGGATTCGACGAAGCGCAGCGCATGGTTACGATTTCGCCGCCGCTTAGGAAGCACCTCAAAGCAGGCAAGCACGACATCAAAGCGCCGACGCTCTCGGCGCGGTGCACGTACCTGAGTTCCGAGCGCGACACGCTCGACGGACTGAACGTCCACTTCGCAGGCATCGACGAATACCACGCACACCAGACCGACGGCGTGGCCAACGTCTTGCGCTCAGGTATGCAGGCGCGTAGGAATCCGCTGCACCTTACCATCACTACTGCAGGCTTCAACCGTGAAAGTCCATGCTACGAGCTGCAGAAGACGTGCAAAGAAATCTTGGACGGCATCAAGCACGATGACGCGCAGTTTGCCATCATCTACGAACTCGACGAAGATGACGACTGGACGGACAGCAGTACGTGGATCAAGGCGAATCCGTCGCTAGGTACGGCGCTGCGTGGCCAGCTGCTCGAAAGCCAGCTGCAGCAGGCCATCAACCTTGGCGGCTCGCGCGAGGTAGAATTCAAGACGAAGCACCTCAACCAATGGGTGACGGCGAGCAAGACGTGGATTCAGGACGAGATATGGATGCGCAACGTAAAGGAGGCGGACCTGAGCGGCCTGCCTTGCTGGGGCGGCCTCGACCTTGCCAGCGTCAGCGATATGACGGCGCTGGTCATGGTGTACCCTGACGACGGCGGCTATCACGTGCGCGGTCACTACTTCCTACCCAAGGATACGGTGGACCAAGTGCTGGACCGCGACCCTTCGCACATATACCGCACCTTCCTCAAGCTGCCCAACGTGCACCTCACCGACGGCAACGTGACGGACTACGCGAGCATACGGCGCAAGGTGAGCGGCGTCATGAACAAACCTGAAGGCCAAGTGGTTGAAGAGACGAGCCTGATGCACAGGTACGACGTGCAGAAGATTGCCTTCGACAGATACAACTCGACGCAGATCGCCATCGACCTCGTGGATGACGGCGTGCCTTTGGTACCATTCGGTCAAGGCTTCGTATCGATGAGTTCACCCACCAAGCAGCTGGAGGTACTGGTACGCACGGGCAAGCTGTGGCACGACGGCGACCCAGTACTGCGCTGGGCGCTCGGCAACGTGGAGCTGAAGATGGACCCAGCAGGCAACATAAAGGCGGACAAGCAAAAGAGCGGCGGAAAGATTGACCCGATCGTTGCCTTGGTGATGGGAATCGGGGAGCATATGAAAACGCCGCAGGTGGAGGAGGCGTATTTTGATATAATCTCGCTTTCGTAATTTGCGCACAATATGGCAACGCTCAGAGATAGATTCAACGCACTGTTTCGTTACCGCGTCGGTAAGTACGACAGTCAAGCAATACCCAACGAATTGGGCATATTTGGCCACACGGTTTCGGGCGCCAACGTAAACGAAAGCACGGCCTTGACTATCTCGACCGTCTACGCCTGCACCTACAAAATCGCCAGTACGGTCGCCAGCCTAGGCCTCGAAGTATACGAGCGCAACGGGCGAGAGATACAACCAGCCAACGTGCACCCAGCGTATGACGTGGTGAAGTACCGACCCAACGAATACCAAACCGCTTACGAATTCTGGGAGACGCTGGTAAGCATGGCGGTGCTGCACGGCTGCGGCTACGCGCTCATCGAACGCGACAACCGTGGATACGTCACGAACCTGATTGCGCTCGACTACTACGACGTAGAGCGCAAGTTTGTGAACGGCATGCCCGTCTTCAGCGTTAAGAACGTAGGCATGGTGCAGGCTGAGAACATGCTGGAGATTTGCAACCTGCAGCGCAAAAGTCCGATTCGCTTGCACCGCGAGAACCTCGGACTGGCGAAGGCGGCAGAAGAGTTTGGAGCGGAATACTTTGGCAGCGGCGGACAGATGACAGGTATCTTGTCGAGCGACCAGCCGCTGAAGAAGGAGCAGATGGACCTCATCCAAGGCAGTTGGAACGCGGCGCAGCAGCAGGCAGGCACGAAGCTGCTGCCATTCGGCTTCAAGTATTCTCGCATCAGCATCAGCCCCGACGAAGCGCAGTTTATCCAGACGCGCAAATTCCAAGCGGAGGAGATTTGCCGCATCTTCAGCGTACCTCCTACGCTGGTGCAGCTGGAATCACAGACGACGTACAACAACGTAGAGCAGCAAAACCTGCAGTTCGCACGCCACACCATCAGCCCGTGGACGAAGCGCATCGAGCAGGAGATTGACCGCAAGCTCATCCAGTCGCGCGAGCGCCCACAGATTTACAGCAAGTTCAGCTTGAACGATTTGTACCGTGGCGATATGCAGACGCGTGCGAGCTTCTACACGCAGATGCTGCAGAACGGCGTGCTCAACATCAATGAGGTGCGCATGAAGGAGGATATGAACCCCACAGAAGGAGGCGACACGCATGTTGTGCAGGTTAATCAAATTGCGCTCGATCGTCTTGGCGCTTACTCAGACAAGCTCACGAGCGACACAAACACGATATAAAATGGAAGAGAAGAATAACACATACGAGGCCGAGCTGCGTGCGCAGTACGGCGAGAACGTAGAGCTGCGGACGGCGGAGGTCCGCGCAGCAGGTGACGACTCGCTCGTGGTTGAAGGCTACGCTAGCAACTTCGACGTGGAGTATGACCTCGGCTACTTCAAGGAATCCGTGGCGCGTGGCGCTTTCGATGACGTCCTCGAAGATGACGTTCGCTTTTTGCTGAACCATACGGGCGCGCCATTGGCTCGCACCACGAACGGCACGCTGGAGCTGAGCATTGACGAGACGGGCCTGAAGTACCGTGCGGCGTTGGCCGACACGCAAGACGGGCGCGACCTCTACAAGCTCATCAAGCGCGGCGACATCACGCAGTCCAGCTTTGCGTTCACGATTGACAAAGACGAATGGAGCGAGGACCGCAGCACGCGGACCATCACAAAGATTGGCCGTCTGTTGGATACGTCAGCAGTGACTTATCCAGCATCACCATCCACGACGGTTGCAGCGCGAAACATGGCAGCGGCGGCGCAGGAAGCGGAGGAATTGAATGACGAACAGGAAGTAGCGGAACCCGTACAGGAGGAGCGCTCAGAGCCTGAAACTATAAACGTAGAACCGCGTAACTTTACGCAACATAATTTTGGTAAGATGACATTGAATGATTTGAAAGGCCAGCGATCCGCATACTATGAGGAGTTCGTAGGCATTGGACAAAAGGCGGACAGCGAGGGCCGCGTAATGACAGAAGCTGAGCAGGAGCGATGTGAAAAGCTCGACAACATGATCGGCGACTTGGACGTGAAAATTAAGCACAAGACGCGCGAGCAGGAGATGGTCGCACGCATGGCGCAGAGCGGTTCAGCTTCAAACGCTGAGCAGCGCGAAGTTGAGCGAGTGAACGGTTCGTTCTCTTTGTCTCGTGCCGTTGCAGCCGTAGCCAACGGTCGCAGCTTGGAAGGCGCAGAAGCGGAATGGGCAGCAGAAGCACAGAAAGAAGCACGCTCACAGGGCTTGCAGATGGCTGGACAGATTGCTATCCCAACGGTTGCTTTGCGTGCTGGAGCTGCTGACAACTTCCAAGCTGGAAGCGGTGACGGTTCAGGATTCGTTCCAACCAACGTACCTGCTGCAATCGAGGCATTGCGCGCCCCAACCGTAATCGAGGGATTGGGAACTACCGTTATTCGCAACGCTACCGGCAACCTCAAGTTCCCACGTGTAAGCGTAAAGGCTGCAGGTACTGGCGAAGGCGAAGTTGATGCAAACGCAGCTTCAGGCATGGAGATGGACGAGTTGACGCTGTCACCAAACCGCGTATCTGCTAAGACCGTTTACAGCAAGCAGCTCGTGTTGCAAGGCGGTGCAGAGGTAGACGCTTTGATTGCTGGCGAGTTGGCAGCAGCTATGAACGCTTACATTGACGACGCTTGCTTTGATACCGTGTTGGCTTCAACTGCCATCAACGTTTCAACTTCAGGCGATACCGCTTTGGACGCTGCTTTGGCATTCAAGATGGAAGCCGAGGTATTGGCAGACGGCGGCAACTTGGCTGGAGCTGTTTACGTAATGTCTCCATTGGCTTACCAATTGTCTAAGGCTGAGGCTGCAGTAACTTCCGTTTCTCCATTGTGGGACAACGGCCAGTTCAACGGATTCCGCGCAGTTGCTACGCCTTACTTGGTCAACGGCTTGCTTAATGACGCTTCAACCGCTGCTGGTCAGATGTTGTTTGGTAACTTCGCACAGGGCGGTATCCTCGCGTACTTCGGTGGTATAGACTTGTTGGTTGACCCATACAGCGCAGCAGGAAACGCGCAAATCACTTTGCACGTTAACCGTTTCTTCGACTTCGATGTACGCCAGCCCGGCGCACTCGCGAAGGCTACGCAGTTGACGTAATTTTGATTGTTCCATGAGAAAGGGGCGGCTTCGGCTGCCCTTTTTTTTTGTCCGTATTTTAGCGACATGATGACCGTAGAAATTACAGGCACGCCAACGCTCGACAGCGTCATCACGGTGGCCGACCTTAAGGCGCATTTACGCGTCGACCACAGCGACGAAGACACGCTAATAACGAGCCTTCGGGGCGCGGCCATTTCGTGGATTGAGGACTATTGCAATACGCGCCTGGGCGACGTTACGGCCGTGGGCTATATTGACCATTTCTACAACGCACGCTTTCCCGTCGGCCCGGTGAATTCGATTACTTCGGTGACGTACAAAGACGCGGCAGGCGACACGCAGACGCTGGCAACAACGAAGTATTGGTACGACATCAAAACGAAGTCGGCACGCATCACGTTCGATAACGTGCCCGATTTGTACGACGATACATTCCACGCCGTGCAAATCAACATGAACATCGGTTACGCCGAAGCCGACGTACCCGAGCCCGTTTTGCACGCCATCCGCTTGCTCGTTGGGCATCTGTACGAGAACCGGCAGCAGGTATCGCGCACGAACGTTTACGAATTACCCTTGGGCATCCATTCGCTTGTTAGCCCATACCGCAATATCTTGGCTGTATGAGGTTCGGCACGATGGACAGACGGATAACGATTCAGCGGGCCACGCTGAGCGCGAACGCATACGGCGAACGCGCGGAAACGTGGGGTACGCTTGCGACCGTATGGGCCGAGGTGCAGTACAAGGAAGGCAGCGGCCGCGAAGCCGTGCAAAGCGACCAGGTATTCAGCAGCCAGCCCGTGCATTTCATTATCCGGTACTCGTCTGACGTAAGCGACGTGAAGCCCAGCGACCGCGTGAGCTACAACGGCAACATTTACCAAATCGAAGGCGTGCAAGAAATCGGCCGCCAGGAAGGCTTTAGAATCGTAACCAGTTTGCGCGGTGAGTAATGGACGATTTGCAGAAACAATTGCGGCAAATCGAAAAGCGGTTA